AGTCTCTTGATTCCATTTTAGAGCTTTTTAATGCTGCAGAAGTATCTCTTTAGTCATTTAACTGGAAATATTTGTTTGTAATTTCGCTCATTTATAGTAGTTATAATCATCTGGATATTTACCAACATAATTATCAGCAATTGTCATCGTTAGGTCGGAATAAACTTTATCCATAATATCTACTAGTTTAATTTTTTGATAATCAGCACCCTTTGCTACTGTTGTTGTAGTTAAAGAATTTACACCTTCATAAATTTTACACTTAACTCCATCATTGACTAATACTAATTCTCCTGCTGTTACGGCTTGAGTTAACTGGGTTGTAGTTAGATGGGGTTGAACGTCTGTAACTTCTGGCAGAATTGTATATGTACAACTCATAGTAAGTGGTGTTCCAGCAATTAACCCTGCAATCCTTGCACAATAATCCTGAGTAGAATAAGTTGTAGCACCTACAATAAATGAAGTCGCACACAAATTAATTATTCCCTCACTGTTTAATGCTGTGTTAGGTAAAACTGCCTTAACTCTCATATTCATGTTGTTTCTTAACCCAATTATCCAGTTTCCAACTGTAGTTGCATCCGCTGCATCTATACCAGGTACTGCTAAGTAATCCCATGTTGTTGTTTCAAAATATGTCATGCCTGCACTGTAATCCGTTTCTGTGCTTGGCTCTATATAAGCTATAACCTCTTGAGGTGGATTCACATTGCCTAAAAATGTTTTTGTAATTTGGTCTTGATTATATGCACTTAAAGTGCTTGGCATATCGTTAATTGTATTCATTGTGATAGCCGTATTAGTTAATACTGTGTCTTTAAGTATTAATGCCACGATTCCTCTTGAACCCGATTGAATAGTTGAAGTTGCAGCCTCTTTAAAATTTATTTGAATATTTGGCATCTTAATTTCCCTCCTGTATATTTAATTTTATATTTTCCATTAATTGAGTATTGCTACTCATATCATTATCAAAATCTGTTCTTTGTTCTGTAATTTGTAAATTAACATTTAAATATATCTCTGCGTTACGTGGTGCTCCTGTAATATTTATTATTTTTGCAACATTACATAAGGTACTACTTCCAGTATTAGTTACATTGAAAAAGCCAACATTAAAGATTTCCTTTAATGTGTCCCATGTTTGCCATTGATTAGCCATTTGAACATTTTTGTAATCATCTAATGGTGCAAAATAAACAATTTGAATTGTAACCGTATTATTAAAAACTAATTTGCTTAAATTCTTTGTACTTGAATTTATATAAGAAATAAAAAAAGAAGGTCGTTGAAATCCTTCTCCTTGATTACTTATATAAATGGGTATGTTAGGGAAACTTTGTGCTATTAATGCCCTCATAGCATTAATCACATCCGTAATCATATATCTACACCTACTTTCCTAACTAAACATCTGTTCCACCCAATTTTCAATATGTTGAAGTGCTTGTGGCTCGGCTGATTGAAGTCCATTCTCCATGAAATGTTGACCCTCAATAAATTTTTCTTGTAACATTACACCTTTATCATTTGGACAATCTTGCATATATTCAGCTGGAAGGAATCTCTTTTGTTGCATATAACCATCATTCACATATTCCCCATATTTTAAATCTGTTCCAACTTCTACCGTATTAGAATCTATCAATTGATGTGTTATACTTCTGCGTAGTTCTCCATTATCAACTGGTGTTACCAATTTAATTTCAGCTTCTAATAATGCACCTAAACTCATTAATTCGTTTTGATTTTCTTGTGGAAAGTTGTTTGCAATTTCTGTTAATTTATCATTTAATGCATCTAATCCATCTATTCTAAATTCAATAGTATTAGCCATAATTTTACACCTCGCTTTTAATCATCAAATCACATTTAATTATCTTACCGAGAGGTTTATATACGTTTTGTACGATATATTTATTCGCATTATTAATTTGCACAATATCCCCGTTTTGTATATCTGCATTAACATTACTTATATACATTATAGACTTAGTTGTTATATTTGCACTTGGTTGACCCTGTACAAATATTCCAGTTTGCTGTGACACGTGACATGCATAAGTGTATATGTTTGTTTCATTATTTACTATCTCATTATATGGTGGATTTAAAATTGATGTTGTTCTAAAAACAGTACAAATATCAGTCTCTATCATAATAATGCCCCTTTGCCTTCTGCATACTAATATAAGGTTGTGGTAATAATGCAATAACAGAATCAGGTAAATCATTTGCAAACGTACCACTATCGCCCGATAAATTAAATTGCTTTATTCCCTCGTTACCCCTTTTATTTTGGCAAATAAGAACATATTCCACAACAGCATCTGGATATGTTGTAGCTACGTCAATTGGCTGTGTTGTAGTTATTTCACCAGTAAATCTATTTTTAGTTATCGTGGGCGTAGTTGGTATGTTTAAATATATTGTTATTAGAGTAACTGCTTTTCTTATATATAAATTCAATATATTGTCTTGCAGTGTGTCGTTTATATTTAGTATTGTTTTTACATCATCTAAAACAGCCATAAATTTACCTCCAAATAAGTAAAAAAGCAAAACTATTCAGCTTTGCTTTTCACTACTTTTTTTACTTCTTCTTCTACTGCTACTTCTTCCTTAACTACTTCTTCGATTTTCTGTTCTGCTTCTTCCAAAAGCAAGAAACCTTGCTTGATTAGTTTATTCTTTTCAAGCTCGGTCTCTACTATTCTAACTACATTTAAGTTTTGTAGTTTATACACTAGTTAGCACCTATATTTGCATACACTGCTGCTAACTGATTTGTTTCAATAAATAAATCGTGATATCTTCTGTAGTCTATTTGGAAGGAATTTGCAGTTTGAAGAACGTCTGGTGTAAAGATTCTTAATGTATCTTGCTTTGTTACTGCGATGGGGGCAGACACTGGCATGATTAACCAATTTATAGATTTTCCTCCTGTAGCTTCAGCAAAGCCTCCGTTAGTTTGTCCAGCAGTAACACCATCATTAAATGTATATGCTGTTTTAAATCTTAGAGATGGAGTTGTTAATATTGGAAGTCCATTACAGTAAACACATGGTGTTGCAAAATCTGCATTGTTACCAGAAAATGTGCCCACTTCTAATTGTCTTACAATTTCCGTTGAAGAGTCTAAGATATTTTTAGTTGCAGTTGACATAACAATAACTAAAGGATAGTTTTCCCCAATTTTATCCTGTATAGCAACTATATCGGATTTTAATTGTGTCAATATATCGGCTGTAGTTGGTGTATATGTTCTTGTATTACCAGCACCAATTGCTAAACTTGCAATTTTGGAGTATCTATATGCATCAATTTCTGGTATTACTTGAGTCTTCTGGAATACAGTAAGAATATTTGAAGCACTTGCAACAAAATTTGATTCATTCACTTCTTGAGCATCCAGTAAGAATTTTCCAGCTCTATCTTGTCCCATTGTGTACGTTTCCCATGTCATTGAGGCGGAGCCTTGTGGATATCCTACGTTTGGTTGATAATTTCCTAATCCTGAAACAGTTGTAGCAGGTACTTTAACTGTGTTATATCCTGTAAATATTAAATTTGAACTATTTTGTTCCATCCATCCTGTTGTTAAGTCTGCTGTTAATTGTTGGTCTAATTCTTGTTGAAATAGTGTCGCTAATGCGATGGTATTTATTGCCATAATGATAAAACCTACCTTTTTTATTTAAAGTGCTTTTTTTACGAGTAGCCCGAACCTCTATTATTTCTTCAATGTTCCCATTGCTCTCTGTACTTGTTCTCTTAATTTGTCATTACCACCCAAATCAATTTTGGGGTCTGTTGGTGGAGTATAACTGTTATTTTTTACAAACTCTTTTCTAATAACTTCGTCATGCTCTGCAAAGATTTTTGTAATCTTTTCTAAATTTGCATTTGTAGAATCTGCATCGTGTCCTACTACAAAATCAATTAAATCAGGTGGTAGTTTTCTTTCGGTTGCAGCTTTATATGCTTGATTCGTTAATTCTTTATGTAATGCGTCTTTTTGCATTTGTTCAAATTGTGCTTTTAAATTTGCAATTTCTGTATCTTTTGGGTCAGCTTCTGGAAATCTTTTCTTAACCTCATCATCTATTAACTTTTGTAAATTGTTAGTTTTCCAAGTATCTAAAGATTTACTAGAATGCTTATCCTTCTCACTATCCATAAAGGATTTGAAATTGGGGTCTGTATTAACTTTTTCTTTAAACACATCTACATTTGTAAATCCACCTAAAAAACTTTTTACATCCTCACTATCCTTGTTTGCTTCAAAATAATTTTTTACTTCATCAAAATTTTCTATTGCCATTTAATATCTCTCCTATCTGCCCTCTTAACCTAAAGACTAAGAACGCATTTAAATTTTTTACATAATAAAAAACTACTGAATAATTCGGTAGTTAATCATCTTCGTTTTCATCATCATCATTATCTATTCCATTAGTCTGTGCCCATGTTGCATAATCTTGGTAATCTATTAAATCACCTGTTTCATTATCCATACGCTGACTTGGCTGCCATCCATCATATGGTACATTTATCAATACACACCTACAATTGGGATGTGTGTCATCAACTGGTACAGGATGGTCATCATTAATTCCCCAACTCTGTCCATCCAAGGACGCATCATATTCGGCAGTTCTATCATCAAGTGTTGCACTCCAGAGAACTGTTTGGCATCCACTATCCAATCCAATTTGTAATTGTGCTGAGGTAGCATTACGAGCCACTTCGGTTCTTACTAATCGTCTACTTTCATATGCTTGCACTCCAAATATGTCTTGAATAGCTTGCCCTAATTGGTCTATTGTCGTTGCTCCGTCATTTGCATCTAATAAAGTTTGTCCCAATTTATCAATCACTGCTGATTTATTTTTCCAAATTCTATCACTAAAATCTGAGCCTTTATATTTTGCATTAATTACCGAATTAACGTATTTCTGCTTCAATGTACTAAAATTCGGGTTGACACCAAACTTATCCATCACGTAAGCATTTTTATAATATGTATCCTTATAAGTATTACTTATAATATTACTTACTTTACTAACTTCAGCAGTACCTAAATCTTTTCCAATACCAGTAAGTTTTTTATTAGCTGTATTTATCATATTTGATTTAGCTTTACCAGTAACATTTAGAAGCCCATTTTTAGCATATTTAATAAATATCATTCCTGCCATGGCGTGAACTTCATCTAATTTATCGTTTTGCAACTTATAAATATCTTGCATTTGATTGTCTGCATTGTTTTCACTGTCAATTCTAATTTGCTCAATGGTTTTTTTGTATTCTGGGTCTATTTTATTCTTCGCCATCGTTACTATCACCATCGCCATCATTACTATCGTTGTTAGTGTCTTCAGTATCAGTATTATTATTGTTGTTATTATTATAATTAGACATTGCCCTTGCTTGGTCTAACAAATTACTACCTACAGTACTTTCTTCTTGTTCTTTCATGGATTGTTCCATCTCTCGCTGTGGGTCTGTAACAAAGCTAAATAAACTCAATGCAGTTTGAGTACTTAATCTATTTCCAAGTAAATTAACCACGTTTGCCATCTGTAAATCGTCTTGTGGGACGTTTGGCGTGAACGTAATTAACAAATTTGTCCAATCATAAATATTAGAACCTTTTAAGCTATTAAGATAATTAAATAGACATTGTATTCTAGTTTTTATGCAGTTATGTAAAGATTTATTATTTAATTTACACTTCTCTTCCAATCCAATTAATTTAGCTCTAAGTGCCAAACTACTTGTATTACTAGAAATTTTTGTGTTATGGTTTATGTGACCCGAAATTTGATACATTTTATCTTCCAAGGTATTTAGTGTATTTTGAATGAAATTATCATTAATTTGTTTAACCAACCATTTTGCTTCACCTTGACCTTTAAAATTCATGATTCCGTCTTTACGAATTTTAGGTAAATCTTCATCTGGCACTTGGCAATTAAAAAAACACAAATAACTATTTCTAAATTCTGTTATTTCATTAGAAATATCTGATAAATTAGCTTCATAGCTGTCTTGCAAAGTTTTAATGTCTTGATATAAACTATCTAACCACACTTCCTCGGATACTTGGGCAATACCTACTGGCACTTGTCCAAATGGATGTACTTGTCTTGGAGCTATCTCAACCAATGTTTCATTTAAATGTATAATTTCACTATCTGTATAAATGTCTATATACATCTGAGCATCGTACATTTTTCTATAAATATGCATAAAATAAATTATATTGCCAAATTCATCTGCATAAGTTACTGCATGTCGAGGACTTATAATTTTACTACAAAATCTTTCTTGATTGTCAATATAATACAATTCAAAGGCGGTACTATATATAAGCATATTTTTACAAAGGTTGCTATCTGCTGTTTCATCCCAATGCCAAGTTGCATTTTGTATAGCTTTTACGGTATCGCCATTTCCAGTTTTTGAGGTGTATGTTATATCATTGCCCACACTATAGCTAACTTCTTCTTTTATAAATTTTTTTATAAAATTTGTATTGATTTTTCGATGAGTTCTATTATTAATAAAACTATATTCTCCACCCTCTGTGTCAGTAAAATCCATAAACATTGCATCACTATAATTCCCATCCATTGCCCATAAAAGGTCGTGGCTCATGTCGGTGATACCCATATAATAAAAATACATTTTTTGATATACTCGCCATTGTGTTTGGAATTGTGTAAATGAGCCTTGTAATATTTTTCTATTTGCATCTATATCAAACATTGTTTCCTCCTATCCAAATAATTTTTTTCTGTTTATACTGGTAACTTTAAATATGTTGTTTTCTATGTCTTTAACATCAATTGTAAATTGTGCTACTGCATCTATTGCATCATCATGAAGCGTTGTTCGTTGACCGCTAAAATCTTTAACTTGTTTAATAAACTGCTTATCTTCTTCATTAAAAATAATTTGTCCATTATTTATAGCATCAATTATAGTACTTATTTTTTCATCTTTATTTTTTCTCTGCATTTTATTAATAAATTCTATATTCCTATCTTTTAAATCATCATTTTTATCAATTAATTCCTTTATCTTCAAAACATCCGCACCCATATATAAATTTTTTTCTATTGACACATGAGTTATATCCGTATATTCTTTCAATAATTCAATAACTTTCAAACAAAAATCATCAAATTTTAATTTATCAATAATACCTTTTCTAATATAACTAAATCCATTATCAGTAACACTTCCAACAACTAAAGCTGTATAATCAGAGGTTCTAGTTATTGCATTAGCAGGGTCGCATATCAACATTGTTTTATTAAATTGATGGTCTATTAATTCTTTAACGGATTGCGTTTCTATATGCTTAAACCACTTTGTACCAATGTTTTGACAATTACACATTAATTCTTGCATAAATGCTTGTCTAAAATTAAAATATTTTTGTGCTATATCATCACACCTATATTTTTCCCAGATAGTTTTAAAAGTCATTTTGTCAATATTATCTAAATAGTAATTTTTAAGCAATATATCTCTTTCAGTTTTCTCCAACTTATCATTAAACATTATTTTTTTATATTTCTGCCAATATATATGCTCGTCAAAATATTTATCTACATCAAAATCAACAACTTGCCTATGAAATACTTTAAACGTAACATCACACCTAATAGTATTTATAAAATCATCTGCTGATAATGGAGTTCCTATTACTAAAAATTTACTGCTAGATTTAATTTTTACTCCATTTCTTATAACTTCTGAGTCTCCAACTTCCAATATCTCTTTATAAAATTTATTTACTACCTTTTCTTTTGCACCTTCGCTGATAATATCGTCCTCTTTTAAAATATCATCTAATATAATACAACTCGGTCTAAACATTCCATCTATACATCCATATGTCGTCCCTCTAACACTGGAGTTTAATGAAAAAGCTTGTAATTTACAATTATTAGTTAATTCCAATTCTTGTTTATTTACAGTCCTTTCCTTCCTATTAACTAATTGACCAAATCCATTTATAATATATTTATTATTTAACATTTGTTTAGTATCTTCTATAAATTGAACTGCATCGCTCTCTTTATTACCCAAGACAATTGTATATCGTGATTTTTTATAACATGATAAATAACAGGATAATGCCTTATTTATAATAGTTGATTTGGAGCAACCCCGTGGTAAAATAAATTCTTCTTTGTCCCATTTATCTTCAACAAACATCTGCTGTAATTCGTTCCAGATTTCCAGATGTACTGGTGCAAGATTACGGGCAGTATTTTCATCCTTTGGAACAAAGGTGTTTTGTAAAAAATATTGACAATAGAATTCAAAATCAATTTTTCCTAATTGAGTTGCTAAACCATTTTCACCAAATAAATTTTTTACATTAGATTTAATTAATTCTTGTGCTTGTTTTTCTGCATTGAGTTGATTTAATCCAGAATTTATTAATTGTTTAGTTGCATATTTATATAATAGATATCTATTAAATTGTTCATTAGTATCAAACTCTATATCATCATATTTCAATCTATCACCTTCCTTCCTGAGAACTTAAAAAATATTGCGAAAAATTTTAGCGACAGCATAGGGGTATCCCGAAATCTTCCAAAAAAGAAAGCCACCCCCTATTACGTATTTTGTATATTTGTTATATTTTGTATAAATTTACATATAAAAAAAAGAAGATAACATTAATTATCTTCTAAAATTCTTTAATGCATCCTCATATTCATCATCAACAATATGTGTGTATATCATTGTCGTACTTAAATCACTATGCCCTAATGCTTTTTGTACTAGTCTTATATTCTTAGTATCTCTTAATAAGTCACTTGCGAAGGAATGTCTTAATGTGTGTGGCGATATAGTTTTTGTAATGCCTGCTTTACTTGCATACGTAACCACCATTTCCCTTACATCTCTATCCTTTAGTTCTGTACCTTCTCTATTAGTAAATACATTTAGTTGTTTACCCAATTGCTCTACTTGTCTTTGTTTCCATTCCTGTAATAACTGTATATTACTATCAGATAACCACAACATCCTATCCTTAGAGCCTTTACCTTGCACGACTTTCAATTGTCCCGTTAATAAGTTAATATCATTCCACTTTAAATTAATCATTTCTGAAAGTCTTAATCCAGTTGCTAAAAACAACTGTATCATCATTTTATTTCTATGACTATTAAAATATCTAATATTGAATACATTTATTAGTTGTTCCTGTTCTTCTTTTGTTAAAAATTCTGGTATTTTTTTATTGCTCATAATAATCACCCTCATAACAATAATTATAGCGTTTCCACCTAAAATGTATATTATAGGTGGTTATTCACTACAATTATTATTATAAACCTACTTAATAGAAAAATCAAGTGTAAACGGTGGTTATTCACATTAAAATCAAAATTTTATTTAGTTTTAACAACAAGAAAATTATCATTAATAAATAACAAATATTGGTATTGGATATAATAATGTTTTAATAATATAATATTTTCAATATTTATTTATTCTACTTTCTTCAACTTAAATTTTTCAAACTCGTTTTCTAGTTGGTCACTGTTAACTGTATCTTTATCATCCTTATTACTTATATCATCTATCTTATTTGTAATTCCGCCCATAACTCGATTGATTAAATACACATTACTATCAAGCTTTATCTTGTCACTATCCGCATTATTTGCCAACGCAACAATATTATTTATATAATTTCCTAAATTTGACTTTATTCGGTTAATTCCGTCAGTTGAAATTTCGTGTAACCGCCTGTCGGCTTCCGCCTTGCAGATTTCATCATTTATTACGCTGTCATATAACCACTGCCTACTTTTACCACATGCTTTTGCAATGTCAGTTTTATTATGTGTTCCTTCGATTAACATGTCTATTGCCATACTCTGTTTCTCATTTATTCCACTCATATTTTATACCCCCTTGTATAATGTAGTCATAACATCCAATAGAAAACTATCCTGAATTCTAGCGAACATTACAACTCATTTCTTTTTTATTATTCGAAGATCTTCTACCCGATAGGGTGTACTA